TTGAGGACACCATTCTGCGACTGCGGAATGACCCTGTTTTGTTTGTCGAGCAAGTTATACAAGCAAAGCCGCAAGCATGGCAGCGCGAAGCGTTGCAGGCGATTGCAAAGCACGACAAGGTTGCGATTAAAAGCGGTCACGGCGTTGGAAAAACGGCTTTTGAGGCATGGACAGTGCTTTGGTGGTTGCTAACGCATTATCCCTGCAAAGTGGCGGTTACGGCTAACACGGCGCACCAGCTAAACGATGTTTTATGGACAGAGCTTGATAAGTGGGCGCGCAAGCTGCCTGACGGCTTCAAGGACTTGCTAGAGTTTAAGACCGACAAGATTAGTTTGAAGGGCGCTAGCGACAGCTTTGCGGTTGCCAGAACCAGCCGAAGGGAAAACCCTGAAGCGCTGCAAGGCTTCCACAGCGAAAATATGCTTTTTATATGCGAGGAAGCATCTGGCATCCCCGATGTGGTTTTCCAAGTTGGCGAAGGCTCGCTTAGTACCAAAGGCGCGAAAGTTATAATGTGCGGGAACCCAACCCGCGCTGATGGTTATTTTTACGATGCTTTCCACAGCGATAGAGCGCAATGGCATTGCATAACAGTGAGTTGCGAAGATGCTGACACAGTTTCGGAAAAGTTTATCAGCGATATGTCGGCCAAATACGGCGATGACAGCAATATCTATCGCGTCCGCGTTCTTGGCGAATTTCCGACCCAATCGGATGATGTTCTGGTTCCACTACATTTGGTTGAGGCTGCAATTAAGCGTGATATTGAGGCTGCGCCTAGCACGCCGATTATTTGGGGCTTGGATGTCGCGCGATATGGATCGGATCGATCTGCCCTCGCTAAGAGACAAGGACAAGTTCTTCTAGAGCCAATCAAAACTTGGCAAAACAAAGATTTGATGACGCTGGCAGGGATTATCCTAAGTGAATACGACAACACCCGATATCAGGATCGGCCGACTCATATATACATTGACAGCATCGGCGTTGGTGCTGGCCTTGCTGACCGCTTAAAAGAACTTGATCTGCCCGCTTATGGCATCGCCGTATCAGAAAGCCCTAGCCTAAAAGATAAGTTTATGCGTTTGCGCGATGAATTGTTTTGGAACGCCCGCGAATGGTTTGAGGCGCGCGACTGCCACATTGAAAATGACGAAGCCTTAGTTAGCGAAATAACGAGCATCCGTTACAAGTACCAAAGCAACGGCAAGCTAAAAATCGAAAGCAAAGATGAAATGAAGCGGCGCGGGCAAAGAAGTCCTGACGTTGCTGACAGCTTTGTTTTGACGTTTGCTGGCAGCGGCGCCATAGCGGCAGGCCATCAAACCCGCTGGAATACCAGAGCGCCTTTAAAGCGCGATATGGGATGGGTTGTATGAGCGACAATGTAATCGAGTTTCCTGAAAAGCAGGATTTAAAGATTGAAGTCACTTTTGATGAGCCTGATGTTGTCGATGATATTTTTTACGGCCTGATGATTATGTTGCGCGGCATGACCGCCGAAGATGAGGTCACATATAGCGAATGCGTTGATGCTTGCATAATGGCCGCCGCATGGAGCGCCAAACAAGCAGGCTATAGCGCTGATGATCTAATGGCGGTGTTCCAAAGTGTAAGGGTTGATGATACCGATGGCTAAGAGCAAAGACCCTCGCATCACAAAAACAGGCGTGGCCGGTTACAATAAGCCAAAGCGGACGCCAAACCATCCGAAAAAATCGCACGTCGTTGTTGCCAAAGAAGGCGACAAAGTGAAGACCATTCGCTTTGGCGAGCAGGGCGCCAAGACGGCCGGCAAGCCCAAAGCAGGCGAAAGCGCGGCCATGAAAACAAAGCGCGCATCCTTTAAAGCCCGCCATGCGAAGAATATAGCAAAAGGCAAAATGAGCGCGGCCTATTGGGCTGACAAAACCAAATGGTGATATGATGGAAAATTGTTCGACTTGCCCTTATCCGCAAAAGTGCGGCGCAAGGGGTCAATGCCTAACCGGCAAGATTACCGGCGAGGCGACAACGCTGGCGCAGCCAAAGCCTATGTCAGTCCTGACAACCGACGGCATTGGGATGACCGGCTTCATTAAAAATGTAAAAAAGAAGCAATTTAAAAAGGCGGTAAAAAAATGAAATACGGTTCCAAAAAAGGCACAAAAAAAGGCACCAAAAAATCTGGTGCCAAAATGGTTTCTGGAAAATATTGCAGCCAGTGATTTAACGCTTCGCAATAATCTTAGCGTCAATAATACAGTCGCGAAAATCATATGGGTTGCGATGTCCAAGCCATTGTTCAAGCGCCTCTTTACACTCTGATTTTGTTGGCGCATTTTTTTGGTCTTCAACTTCAAGTGTTATTTCAAATTTCATAATCATTTTAATCTCCCTTCCGGCGGGGCTGTTAAGCCGCCGCCCAATAACCATAAACCATTTTGTTTGTGCAATTCCAGATGTCGTTGGCCTCGCCATCGACAACTGCAACAAAGTGGCGCGCTTGCCGCGCAATAACAATGCCGCTTGGCATATCTGAACATCTGGCTTTGCGGCCATCAAATTTTGGGGCGCTATGCCAAACCCATCCATGACGTTGTAAAACCATGTCATAGACGTTTTTCATAATGCCGTTGCGGGCGGACTTGGCAAAGCCCATGTCCTTATTAGCCTGCGCCAACTCTTGATAGGCGGCCTTGTAGTCGATGCCAAGCGCTATTGCCATCGCCCTAGCGCCGCAATCGCCTGCGGTGCCTTTAAAGCCTGCTGCGGCTCTGCCGCCATCGTTAAAAGTGTAAGTCATATTGCTCTCCATTTGTTTAACTCATATGAAGAATATATGCGCATATTTACCGAAAGTAAAGCATAAAAAACGCATAAAAAGGAAATTTCTCGAAAAAAATGTATACCATTCGCACATTTCGCAGGCCTCGCCCGCAGCCATCGCCAGAACAAATGGCTCCAAAATTCGCGCTATGCGCTGGATGCGTGACGCCTAAGTTTTGCCGCGAAGGCGGGAAGTGCGATGTCGAGGTGTTGTCCCAAACAAAAGCCGTTAAAAAACAAGCAGTTAGTAAGAAACCAAAGGCCAGCAAATGAAAATGAACGATGAAGAAGTTGGTCAAATCGTTGCGCGCGAGATTGCCGACGCACTTAATCATTATGATAGCGAGTATGCTTCTGATCGCATTAAGGCGCTGGACTATTATCTAGGCGAGCCGTTTGGCAATGAAATCGAAGGCAAAAGCCAAGTCGTTTCAACCGAAACGGCTGATACTATCGAACAAATTATGCCTTCCCTCATGCGCATTTTTTGCGGTTCTGACAAATATGTACGCTTCGCCCCGCGCAGCGCTGAAGACACCGAAGCCGCTGAACAAATCAGCGATTATGTCAACTACATTATCAGCCACGATAATGATGGTTATCGCATTATCGACGCATGGCTGCGCGATGCCCTTCTGTTTAAATTAGGGGTGGTCAAGTTTTATTATGACGAAACCACAACAATCGAAGAAGCCGAATATGAAGGTCTGACCGAAGCCGAACTGGCAAAGCTGCTAGAAAACCCTGACATTGATGTCGTTGCGCAATCTGAAACAGTTACAGAGGTTGTCAACGAAATGGGGATGCTCATGCCGGTTGCGGAAAGCTATGACATTAAAGTCAAGATTTCCAAGAAATCAGGCAAAGTAAAAATCGAAAACGTGCCGCCGGAAGAATTCATTTTTAACCGCCGCGCAAAAAGCCTAGAAGATGCCCGCTTTATAGCACACCGCACAACCATGACTGTCAGCGATCTTGTCAGCATGGGCTTCGACGAAGATGAAATCATTGAACACGCTGGCTCATCGCAAGTCGAAAACGAGGTTGAGCGTGATGTTCGTTTTGGCGACATTGGCAATGGCGTTGAAACCGATCCGGCCGATGACAGCCAGCGGCTTGTTCCTGTTTTTGATAGCGTTGTTTTAATGGACGCTGATGGCGATGGAATATCAGAACGCCGCCGCGTCCTGTCCATTGGCGATGATGGTTCGCATATTTTGGCGAACGAAGTAACAGATATTATTCCGTTCGCAGTTATCAGCCCCATATTAATG